TTGTACTATCACTTCCATCAAATGCCTTCCACGCGTTTGTGGAACCATAACCCGCGGATGCGGTATTTCCACCCGATGAATTAGCGGTCATAGCTACTGGAACCGTAGCTGATGCAAATGGAGCCGGGTCAAGTTTTACCGCGTTCGTTACTTTCAAAGACGCTACTACACCCGCCGACGATTTAAGTAAAACATCACCGGCATAATCGATTTGTTTCGTAGCTGCAATGTCAATATCACCCGCGGATGTTAAACCCGTGGTTGTGTTATTAAACGCGACTGTTTGTGTTGTCGTTGCCCCTCCATCTGTAATAGTTTGTAAATCTGAAGAAACGTCGTCCCACGCTATTCCAGTCCCGGAACTTCGAAGGAACTTTTTAGATAAATTTGCGATACTAACGAAAAACCTCAATTCACTAAGAACTACTGCAGTTTGACCAGTACCACCCTTTGCTTTTACAACTAAGGCTAAGTATGTATAAGCACTCGCTCCTGATATAGAAACTGTATGTCCACTACCACCATTATAAGTAGCGTGTACAGTAGATGACAATAGACTTGTCCAACTGGTATTATTAGTACTCCCCAATATTTCCCAAGAATCTGGTGCTTGATTATCATATGACGTTCTCCCCGTAATGTTAACTGATGTTGGTGCAATTCCAGTCGAAAGTTGGAGTTTTATCCATTCACCGGATACACCACCTAAACTTTTGCTTCCCGTATAGGCACCCGAAGTACTATCGTAAACATTTTCATCAGAATGCCAAAAAGTATTTTGCCCGGGGGTAGTTTTATCAAACGCTTTCCATATTTGACCATATTGATTACTACTTGCAGTCGTTGTGTATGTCACCCCTGCAATAGTTTCACCTGAATTAGCCGATGATGATAGTGCGGACGTTGGGTATTCGACAGTAGTAGCAGCTGGTGCATAAGGTGTGAGTTTAGTTAACGCAGTTCCAGATGCTGGACCTAATAACAATTCGTTTTCTGCTACTGTAGTTAAACCGGTACCACCATCTCCAGTCTTCAATTTCCCTGTAATCGACGAGGCCTGTAAATCTACTGCGAGTTTACCGGACTCAATAACCAAACCCCCATTTACTTTTGTATCGATGGCCACCGTGGGTATTCCACCTTCGGAACCTGCACTGGCTGTAATACCATCTCCACCGGATATAGATTGTACGTAATTACCTGTCGTGTGCGCACCTAAAGTTATAAGGTCAGTTAGACCGGTATGAGTAGAGTCGCTTAAATCTAAGTGAGTTATAGCAGAACCATCACCATGTAAAGTACCCGCGGTTACTTTACCTGTTGTCGTGACGTTACCGGATAAGACGTTACCCCACACATTTGCCGTGATATATCCATCCGCTGTTGTGTTTGTAGGTACAACGGTGTGTCCATCGGATGGACTTTCTGTAAAAGCGATTGTGTATTCCTTACCTATGCTCTGACCCAAAAAACCTGCAAATATATTTGCGGTTGGTCTTGTCATATGCTGCCCCATATCTTGTGCATCTACGGTATTATTGTGTGCGACTGCAAATATTTTATCGACAATGAAATGATCAGTTGTATGCTGCGCCGTAAGATTACCATCAACATGTAAGTTTCCAGAAATCACCACGTTCGAACTAATAGATGTAATGTGTGTAGATGGGTTATACTCAATTTTACTTTCCTCAAAAATACCAGAACTGTTCACGTATGGTATACTCGAACCAGATAACGAACTAGCACCCGTACCACCTCGAGCAATAGGAACTTGACCGGTGTTAGTACCTTGACCTAAATTTAACTCACTTATACCTGAACCGTTTCCACTAAAAGCTCCTGTAAAAGTAGATGCCGTTATTTCACCGATTGGTGCATCTAATACAACCCCCGAACCGTTTAATGCGACTTGTCCATTCGTTACTTCTAGAACTACACCCGAAGATTTATTTAATGTTATGACTTCATTAGAAACGTTAGACACACCTGTTTGCGATGCAAGAACTTCATCTAACGTGAGTGGAACATCGGACCATTCGGGTGCCGTTTTACCTGCGTTTAATTTAAGAAACTGACCCGCGGTCGCGGAAGATGTACTTAACTTTGCGAGTGATGATACTCCGTTGGCATATACTAAATCACCTTGGTTGTATGTACCAATACTTGTACCACCATGTGATACGGGGAGAAGACCTATGTTTATATTACCCGTATCTATATTTGTTATAGACGAACCATCACCAGAAAATGCCGACGCAGTTATAATTGAAGCTGATATGTTATTAGATCCTAATATTTCACCGTATATACCTGACGATGCTATATTATTAGATCCTACTATTTCGCCGTATAGTATTCCACTAACTTTACTTGCTGTTATGTTATTAGATCCTAATATTTCACCGTATATACCAGTTGTTCCAATAAGTTTATCTGCTAATATATCTTGATTTGTTACTATTTGGTCATATGCACCCATTGTTCCAGTAATAGTTTGACCTTGAATGTCACCTAGAGCAGTAATAGTCTGACCTTCAATGTGACCTTGAGCAGTAATTGCACTCGCTGTAATTAAATTGGAACCGCTTATGTTACCAAATATATAATCATCAACAACTATATTACTATATGCCTTGAGTGACGTTGTTGGGTTTGTAAGGTGGAGTGTATTTGATGTAATATTACTTTTATCCGTGACAGTTTGTAAAGTTACATTTGAAAGAAGACCACCATCACCACGATAATATTGTGCATTTATATTCCCCGTCGTTTCTATAGCGAAAACAGATTGGGTTGGTACATTCATAACGGTTTGACCATCAGCTCCTAATGTAAATAAATTTTGTGGATTTGTATTTGCTACAGCGACGTGAGACGTTGCTTGTATATCCCCGGTATGTATAATACCTGAAACCTGAATTTTATTTGTATTATCTTTATCTATAACGACAGAGTTTCCCGTAGTTGATAACCTATCAGTTCTTGTATTACCTACAACTCGTAGATCATCGATATCACCTACTGGACCTTTAATAAAAACCTTATCGGCTACAGACAAGGCGTGTGTTGGGAGTGTATTTGAAATACCTACGTTAGATGACGCAACGAAAGATGTAGTTGCATTGTTAAATTCAACTACATTTGCTGTAACATTACCTACAGTAGTTGCATTTTGTAAAGTAATACCACCTAACAAATCTGTAGCTACACCTGAATCCACAAGTTCTGCTGTTTGTGCGTGGTACGCAAAAAAATTCGCACCTGCTAATTCTGCTACGCGTATCGGTGTCATATAAAGTGAACCCGGTGTCGATGCAGATATGGGTGCATCTGACGCATTGAAAACAACCGTGTTTTCGGCCTGATTATCATTAGCGTGTTTACCAAACCGGATTTTGGTAGACCGCTCGATGGTAGGTATATTTTTAACCATTTAATATAAGTAGGTATTTTTAATTGGCGTATATTAAACCCGCCATACCATTTTCTATTCTAAGAATATTGTAATTTACGGCATATATTGGATCATTTATAATCATACTTTGGCTATGTATCTTTGCAGAGTCTAAACGACTAAAATTGAGCGTTCCTGTCGGTTGGAGTGAGCTCGTCGAAAGACAAAAGCAGTATAAAAAGAAATCCGGTGAAGTTACGAATTGCGTGTGGTAATAGTTTTGAATTTCCATAAAATGTGGTTTCCCCCATTTATAATTACCTATATCGAGACCATTTATCTCGATCTTTATTTTATTACTCGCGGATGTTAAAGCACCTTCGGTACTTGTATCTGAACACGCTAGGTATTTAACTGGGTGGTTAAATGTAAGCTCTTGTGTAAGTTCCTGTGAAGGAATACTCTTTTGAACCTGTGTAATGAGTAGATTATGATTTCTCGAAACTAAATTTCCGCGTTCTTCGTTGTCGAGATAATAGTAGTTTGAATAACACTCGACGTTATAATTACCTGCTTGTGAACCCCAGTGAATACGCAATTCTACTTCATGGTAACGCAAAGCAACCATGGGTATAGCACATTGTGGACCTTCACAAAAAAAGAAACGTAAAGGATAAAAGTACGAACGTGCACTTATACCTGGGTGTGTACCATTTGAACTCTTAGAAACATTCGTTGCGAATGTATCTATAGCTATTTTTTCCGTAAAAGCGGCGTCTTGTGAATCGATAACCTGTCCACCGATAAGCAATTCGACCCTGTCGATTACATTTTCCCAGAGTTGGATATCAAGCGATTTTGTATTATCGTCTATAGTAAAGTATGTGTATCCTAATAAGTCACCTGATCTTGGGAATTTGATCGATGACATAGCGTTATTTTTCACAGCTCCCTGTATCGTTTGCTTTTCTATGGATTGTGAAAAATTAGAATGCCTTTTGAAAGTTGAGCTAAAGAATGAAATTTCTGGTTTTCCCATAATGTGCTCATCTTGAGCACCTATGGCAATAAGTTGAACAACACCAGAAGACATTTATAATAAGAAAAGGTTAAAATTATACGTGTATATCGCCCTGAAAATATTAGAAGGCTAAATTTCTTTTTTTGCAAACGAATGTAAATATTAAACAGGTTTCGGTTGCAGTCGCCGCTGCACCTGTTTCCTTCAATAACTCAACGGTTATTCTATCGAGTTTCTTTATTGGGTTAAAATATTGTTGAATAACTGGGTATTCGTTTTTAAAAAGGAGTCGAGATGTTCCATCTGTTACGAGAGAACCGAAAACGCCGTTTATTAAATTATCATCAGCTGTATCCAAATCTGTTTTCCCTCTTTGAGAAAAGAAAGTTCTTAATTCATCAATTTTAAGATGTATTAATTTATGAGCTCCACCTGTGCCGTTAATATGAGCAGCTGTTAATTGAACCTGAACTATATTTTCAAGGGGTTTTGGGAAGAATGAAGTAAATTTTTGTTTTTGAGAATCGTCAACAGAATCAACGATAATGGTATGATACTCGTGTTCAAAATCGGGTAAACTTGACTGACTAGTCACTAACGCCATTTATATATACTGGAGATTTTACTTCATCTTGTACGCCGCTTGTTGCTGAACAAGTTGTTGTCCGCCACAAACTCCACCTCGACTATCGGAATAGTACGAGTTTCCGAGGCACGATGGCTTCGATTCAAGGTCGAAAAGGGAACCTTCATTTTGGGTTTCGATTTCGACGGTCTGGTAATTACTTGTTCGCATGGCGGCGAGGGCGCATAACATTAAGAAGACAATTGCAATTGCCTTGAGAGTATTTTTGTTGGTGGCGTTAAGTTTCATTTGTTATCAACACACATTTTTTTTAAAGTGCGTTAAAGAATTTATAATACTTTCAATATAAAGATTAAATGGACGGTGAGATCATACTTAATAGAAATAATACAAACGTCATGAAACTTGACGACAACGAACAAGCTCTCATGAACGAGATTGAAATCGAAATCCCAAGACCTCAGCCTGTAAAAAAACAAATGCCGAAACCCATGAAGACGCAATTTACACCACCACAAACACAAACTTTTCAGGAAGATATTGATTCGTTTGCTAATCCAAACAAACAAAATCCACCTTCCATTCCTCCACAAGAAGATCCAGTTGATTACGGTGAATACGAAGAAGAAGATCAGGGGTATGAATATGCAGGTGGCGGTGGTGGTATGCCTTATATGGAAGAGGAAAAACCGTCGCCAGGCTACAAAACAATCGATGAAGAAAAAGCCGATCTTGTAAATAAACTTGGGAGACTTGAAAAGAAAGGGTTTACAGTAAATAAAAGATTAAATGTATATTCGCCAATTGACGAACTTAGAAACGAAGTAAAGAGAATTACGTATAGCATAGATGTTGATAAATCCATAAAATTTTCGAGGCGTATGCTTGTTGCATGTACAACCGGTCTTGAATTTTTAAACAAAAAGTATAACCCATTTGAAATTCAACTCGAAGGTTGGTCGGAAAATGTTATGGAAAATGTAGACGATTACGATGAAGTTTTTGAAGAATTGTACGTTAAATATAGAACTAAAATGCACGTTGCCCCAGAGGTAAAGCTTATTATGATGCTCGGCGGGTCGGCTATGATGTTTCATTTAACCAATAGTATGTTTAAATCAGTCATGCCTAATATGAATGACGTGATTAAACAAAACCCAGGACTCGTCCAGAACATGATGTCTGCGGTACAAAACACAGTTCCTAAATCTCAACAAGGTGCGAACGAACCATCCGTAGATGAAAATGGGAGACGAGAAATGCAGGGTCCAGGGTTTGATATCTCGAGTCTTATGGGTAATATCATGATGCCTCCTCAACCACCAATGAACACAACAAGTATTAATAAACCAGAAGATACGGAAATTGATATCGAAGACGATATTTCGGATATTGCCGAACCACCAACTTTCGATACCGGTCGAGAAGGTGGTGATGAAGAAGTGAGAGAAGTCAAAGTTACTCAGACCAAATCAAAAAGAGGGGGTGGTAAAAAGAAAAAGACTGTTGAAATTAATTTGTAAACATAGTATAAATGATAGGGTATTGTCCTTTAGATGAAGACCCTATTGAGATACCTTCTCGGCGGCGAGAAGTTGTACCCCCGACCCCAGTCGAACCACAGGCGGCGGCGAGACCTAGACGTTCTAGATCTTTCCTCGGTGAAGACGATACGGAGTGCAACTTTGTCGTTATGTTTTTCATTGCGGGCGTAATTGCCTTAGCGGTTATGGACGCACTTCCTAATAAAAAGTGATCGACTAAACCATCTACCATCCTGCTTTTCCAGCATGGTAAATGTGATTTCGTTTTTTTAATTACTGTTTATGTACTTTTTGCCTGTTCAGGAATGACGTGTCCGTCATCGTCAGTCCAGTTTGTATCGTACATGTGTTTATCTTTTCTTTCACCTATAACTAACCAACTAACATTTGCTGTGGAAGATGCGTTTTGACACGATATTGTAAGCGCGTTTCCGGATACGGAACCCTTCACTGCATCCCAATCGGATTCGTTTGATGTAAAACATTGAACGTCTCTATTCAGTACTTCAAATGTACCACTGGTCATGTTAGAAACAGTATCCAAGTTTATAGAAGCACTCCCGTTTATTAGATCGACTTTACCCCTATATATGAGATCAGCTTTTGGACCTTCTATGAAAGAGTGGTAAAGATTGTGTGTATTACTCATATTTGGAAGTGGGTGATCTATT